GCTTATGAAACCTACAAAGAGTGGGAGCCAGATGTATTTCTGGTTGAAGCAAAAGCAGCAGGAAGTCCCCTCATCTTTGAACTCAGGCGTATGGGGATCCCTGTTAGTGAGTACAGCCCCACGAAAGGAAACGACAAGGTCGTCCGGCTAAATGCGGTATCGGATTTATTTGCCTCGGGGCGGATATGGGTGCCAGAGAGGAAATTTGCTGATGAGTTAATTGAAGAGGTTGCTGCTTTTCCTGCGGGTGAGCATGATGACCTGGTGGATTCGATGACCCAAGCTTTATTGAGATTTAGGACGGGCAGGTTCTTGAGCCTACAATCTGATGACGAAGACCGAGAGCCGATGTATCGTCGCAAGGTCGCTTATTACTAGGAGCCAAGATGGAACCTGCACTTTATCCTGCGCCGTTAGGTTTAGACGCCGCCATGGATTCGCCCGCTGAAATTGAAATTGAGATCGAAGACCCAGAGTCAGTTGCTATATCGACGGATGGCGTAGAGATTATCTTTGAGCCCGAACGTGAACAGCCCGAAGATCATGACGCCAACCTTGCTGAATATATTGATGACAGAGAGTTATCAACGATAGCCAGTGATCTGCTTGAAGACTTTGAGACTGATCAATCCTCAAGGAAAGAGTGGGTTGATACCTATGTCGATGGGTTAAAGCTTCTTGGTATGAAGTATGAAGATAGGACAGAGCCATGGCCTGGTGCTTGTGGTGTGTTCTATCCATTGCTATCAGAGGCGGCGGTTAGGTTTCAGGCTGAGTCCATCATGGAGACTTTCCCTGCGTCGGGCCCTGTTAAGACCCAGATTGTTGGGAAGCTGACCAAGGAAAAGGAAGATGCAGCAGAGCGAGTAAAGGATGATATGAATTGGCGTCTGACAGAGCAGATGCCAGAGTATCGCCCTGAGCACGAGAAGATGTTGTGGTCGTTATCCTTGGCGGGGTCTGCTTTTAAGAAGGTTTACTACGATCCAGCACTGGGCAGACAGGTATCTATGTTTGTGCCGGCCGAGGATATTGTGGTTCCTTATGGCGCAAGTGATCTTAGGTCTTCACCGCGTATCGCACAGATCATGCGTAAGACTAAGAATGAGATCAAAAAGCTCCAGCACGCAGGGTTTTATCGAGATGTTGATCTAGGCGAACCGTCTGGTGTGCTTGATGACATTGAAAAACGCAAGGCGGAAGAGCAAGGCATGTCCGCCACCATGGATGATCGGTACCGAATCATCGAAATGTGCGTGGATTTAGACCTTGCAGGGTTTGAAGATAGCGACAAAGAAGGCCCAACGGGTATTGCTTTGCCCTATATCGTGACTATCGATAAGGGTACAAGCCAGATTTTGGCCATCAGACGCAACTGGTATGCCGATGATCCGCTGAAATTAAAGCGGATGCACTATACCCACTACATTTACATCCCAGGTTTTGGGTTTTATGGGTTCGGTTTGATCCACTTAGTGGGTGGTTTTGCCAAATCCGGTACCTCTTTGATCCGCCAACTGGTGGATGCGGGTACATTATCCAACCTTCCTGGCGGTTTGAAGTCCCGCGGCCTGCGAGTTAAGGGTGATGACACGCCAATCGCCCCCGGTGAGTTCCGTGATGTAGACGTTCCATCAGGATCCATCAGGGATAACATCCTTCCGTTACCTTATAAAGAGCCAAGCCAGGTTCTTTTCCATTTATTACAGACTATTGTTGATGAAAGCAGGCGTTTTGCTGCTACTGCTGATATGCAAATCAGCGATTTATCAGCAAATACGCCAGTTGGTACAACGTTAGCGGTATTAGAACGTACATTAAAGGTAATGTCTGCGGTTCAGGCGCGTTTGCATTATTCAATGCGCCAAGAATTCAAATTATTATCTGCGATTATCAGAGATTATCTACCGACTGAATATAATTATGATGTTGATTCGCCAATTGGTAGGGCAATTAAACAATCTGATTATGATAATGTCGATGTAATTCCTGTATCAGATCCAAATGCTACAACATTAGCGCAGCGTGTACCGCAATATCAAGCAGTATTGCAATTAGCTGCACAATCGCCGCAAATATATGATATTCCAGAGCTTCATAAACGAATGCTTGGCGTATTAGGTATTAAAGATATTGATAAATTAATACCTGTTACAAAACAATTAGAACCGCGTGATCCAGTTTCTGAGAATATGGATATATTGGTTATGAAACCAGTAAAAGCATTTATATATCAGGATCACGAAGCGCATATTGCTGTACATATGGCTGCATTAAATGACCCATTATTAAGACAGCAGATGCAACAAAATCCGATGGCAGGTCAAATGATGGCCTCCGCGCAGGCTCATATTAATGAGCACTTGGCATTCCTGTATCGCAGGAAGATTGAGGAGCAATTGGGCGTACCGTTACCGGCACCTAATACAACGCTCCCAGAAGACTTTGAAGTTCAGTTGTCACGCCTTACGGCGCAGGCTGCGCAGCAACTGTTGGCACAGAACAGCCAGCAAGCTCAGATGATGCAGAACATGCAGGCCCAGCAAGATCCGGTTGTGCAGATGCAGCAGGCTGAGTTGCAGATCAAGGCGCAGCGTGAGCAGCGTGAGGCCGCCATGGATGCTGCTGAGTTGCAGTTAAAGCAGCAGGCACAGGCGCAGAAGGTGATGTTAGAGCAGGAAAGAATCGCTTCTCAGGAGCGCATGAACAATCAAAACAACCAAGTCAAGATGATTGACAAGGCTGCTGATATCCAACGAGGTGGGTAATGGATTTTCCCGAGGCGGTAAGCCTGGAGATAAACAAGCAGATCCGCTATGCGGAGGAACAGCTTGCCCAAGGAAGTATCAAGTCCTTTGAGGACTACAAGTTCGTCTGCGGTCAGATTCAAGGTCTGTTGATCGCAAGACGCATAAACGAAGACCTTGCAAACAGAGTGAAGGATTACGATGACTGATATGTCAGAGGCAGTAAACGAGGAAGAGCAGGCCACGCAACTTCCAACGCCCACGGGCTATAGGATGTTATGCGCTTTACCGGAAGTAGAGGACAAGTTCTCCAACGGCATTTTGAAGCCTGACGCACTGACTAAGCTGGAAGAGTTCAGTACGGTTGTTTTATTTGTCATCAAGCAAGGTCCAGATTGTTACAAGGACGCAGCTAAGTTCCCTACGGGGCCATGGTGCAAGGAAGGTGACTTTGTGTTGGTACGTGCTTACTCGGGCACGCGATTCAAGATTCACGGAAGAGAGTTCCGCTTAATCAATGACGACACGATAGAAGGTGTCGTAGAAGATCCACGTGGCTATAGCCGCGCATAAGGGAGTTAGAGATGGAAAATGAAGGAAAGATTGAGGTCGAAGTAGAAGGCGACCAAGTAGAAGTTGAGATTGAAAATGATGCGCCGCCAGAGGATCGTAATGCGACGCCACTGAAATCAGATCCTGCTGATATTCCTGATGATGAGATTCGTCAGTATTCAGACAACGTCAAGAAACGCATTCAGCAATTAACCCATGCAAGGCATGATGAACGCAGGACCAAGGAAGAGGCGATACGGGAGCGTGAGGCTGCATTAGCTTACGCAAAACAAATTGCTGATGAGAATGCACAGCTAAAAGCCAAGCTCAGTAGCGGCGAAACGACATTGATAAAAACAATGCAGATCGCCACGGAGAAGGAGCTTGACGAAGCAAAGCGTAAATACAAGGAAGCTTTATATACGGGCGACGCGGAAAAGATTGCGACCGCCCAAGAAGAGTTTAGTAAGGCTGTTATTAAGGCTGAGAAGGTCAAAGCATTTAAGCCAGCCGCACAAGAGAATTTGCAACCTGTTGAAAATCAATCATATAATCAACCCACTCAATACATCGACGCTAAGGCAGACCGATGGAAACGGCAAAACGCATGGTTTGGCCAGCCTGGTGAACCTGGTGTTGATGACGAAATGACTTACTTTGCAATGGGTCTGCATAAGAAGCTGACCCGTGAACATGGTGAGCAGTTTGCTGCATCAGATGAGTATTACGAGCGGATAGACGCTCGCATGAAAGAGAAGTTCCCGGAGTACTTTGGCAAACAGGCCGAGCCAGAGGTTCCAAGAAGGCCTGCTACGGTGGTTGCCCCGGCATCGCGCAGCTCTCCACCTAAAAAAATAAAGCTGACAGCGTCTGAAGCCAGTATGGCCAAGCGCATTGGCGTGCCGCTAGAGGAATATGCCAAATCCATGGCAAAACTACGTATGGAAGGAAAGATATGAGCCGCGAATCCCGTGAAGTACAGACCCGTGATAACACGGAACGTCCGAAGCAGTGGAAGCCGCCCAGCTCATTGCCTGACCCTCTGCCACGCGACGGATGGAAACATCGTTGGGTACGCACATCCATTCTTGGACAGGCAGACCCACGTAATGTAGCAACCCGGCATCAAGATGGTTTTGAACCATGCAAGTGGGAAGACTATCCAGAAGTCGCACGAGCCATGCTCGCATCCGGAACTCAAACCGGCAATATTGAGATTGGTGGATTAATGCTGTGCCGCGCCCCTGTAGAGATGGTTGATCAGCGCAACGGGTTCTACCTGAAGCAGGCCAACGATTGGATGCAGAGTGTGGACAGTAATTTCATGCGCGAAAATGATCCAAGGATGCCGCTGTTTAATGACAGACGTTCTGAGGTCAGATTCGGTAAGAGATAAACCTCATTTGGAGTAACTTAAATGGCTTACCCGACTGTATCAGCCCCTTATGGGCTAAAGCCGATCAATTTGATCGGTGGTCAGGTGTTTGCCGGAGCCACTCGCCAGCGTCGTATCGCATCTGGTGCTTCAAGCATTGGATTCGGCGACCCTGTTAAGTTTGCCTCGGACGGCACCATTGTTGTAACCACGGAAACCACAACCGGCCCAGCCACTGGCTTTGCTGGCGTTTTCCTTGGATGTCAGTTTGTTTCATCTGTAACTGGTCAGCCCACATGGTCTCAATCGTGGATTAGCGGTACATCGGTAAAGGCAAACACCTTTATCTACGCTTATGTCTGCGAAGATCCTGATCAGTTGTTCCAAGTTGCCGTAGTGACTGGCACCACGGTTGTTTCGACGACCTCGGGCCTGACCTACACCAACATCAACAACAACGTGGCATTGGTAGCTAACACGCTCAATACCACGACTGGCGATTCGCAGCAGGGCATCCTGTTGAGTTCGGCAGCAGTAACGGCAACGCTGCCCTTACGTATTGTTGACTTGGTGCCTGATACGGCATTTACCTACAGTGGCACGGTTTACTTCCCCGAGGCAATCGTTAAGTTCAATGCACCGAACGTAACGGGATCCGTCGTGGATGGTGGTCATGCTTACTACAACCCGACCGGACTGTAAGGGGAAACTTAAATGGCTATTTCACGCGCACAACTACTGAAAGAGCTGCTCCCCGGCCTGAACGCACTGTTCGGTCTTGAGTACGCTCGCTATGGCGAAGAACACAAAGAGATCTACGAAACCGAGACCTCTGAGCGTTCGTTTGAAGAGGAAACCAAGCTGTCTGGATTCTCGGCCGCACCGGTCAAGAACGAAGGCTCTGCGATTGCTTATGACAACGCACAGGAAGCTTGGACGGCTCGCTACACCCATGAGACGATCGCTATGGGCTTTTCGATTACCGAAGAGGCAATCGAAGACAACCTGTACGATTCGCTCAGCTCGCGTTATACCAAGGCACTCGCACGTGCCATGTCATACACGAAGCAGGTGAAAGCAGCAGCCGTGTTGAACAATGGATGGGCATCTACCGTTACATACGGTGACGGCCAGCCCCTGTTCTCCACATCACATCCTCTTGTATCCGGCGGCACAAACAGCAACACGCCAGCTACCCAAGCTGACTTGAATGAAACTTCGTTAGAAAACGCAGTGATTCAAATCGCAGGGTGGACGGATGAACGTGGTCTGTTGATTGCAGCTCGCCCACGCAAGCTCATCGTTCCTCCGAACCTCCAGTTCGTGGCAACTCGTCTGTTGGAAACCGAACTCCGTGTCGGCACCAACAACAACGACATCAACGCCATCAAGAACAACGGAAGCATTCCCGAGGGCTACACGATCAACCACTTCTTGACTGACACCAACGGCTGGTTCCTCACCACCGACGTGCCCAATGGATTGAAGCACTTTGTGCGGACACCCATGCAGACTGGAATGGACGGGGACTTCGATACCGGTAACGTACGTTACAAGGCAAGGGAGCGTTATAGTTTCGGCGTTTCTGATCCATTAGGCATCTTTGGAAGCCAAGGCGCGTAAGTAATTACGTTCCAATAAGAGGGGGTTGACGCCCCCTTTTATTTACTCTATAATTCTCTGTGTCGTATAACAGGAGATATTATGGACATTGCAAATTTAACTAAATCACGACCAGCAGCAAAAGCTATTGGGGCAAAGTACTAATTGCCA